TTTTTTTACTCATTGCTTCATAATCTCTATAAGCAGAAGTATCACCACCAGAACCATTTTCTTCTATGAAATTAGCCCATTCATCAGATTCTACTATATCCCATAGCTCAGAATAATACAATCCTTTTTCTCTAATGTCTTCAAGATTTTCAGATTGAAACAATACTTCAGTTTCAACATCATCACCATACTTGTTTAATTCTCTTTTCCATCTAATACCAGAACCAGAATAGGTATATGGGTTTCTTTCTGTTTTACCAAGGTATTTTAATCCCGTAACTCTGTGTGTTTTAACGTAAAGTGTAATCATAGTTGTGCCTCCTCCTTCACAACTATTTATATCCGCTATGAATTGGGGAGCGGTGTATTTGGGTTATTTTTACGCCAAATCAGATATTTTTGATAATTTTCTTTGGTCATCTTAATATTTTTCTTTACTGGTTTGCCATCATTGATATCATTTAGTGGTTTAGTGGGAAGGTCGATTTCGCAGCAAAGATTAGACTGATGAATAGGCGCTAGTTCTTTGATGAACGATCCGTGATCATTAGCGTGATCTACATTCTGCAGATAAATACGTCCGGTATCCTTCCTCTCTTGCATGAATCCTGAGAAGAGTTCAATTGCTGGTATTGTTTTCTTTCTAATTGCTGAGTTTTGTTCTGCAGACTCGTATAAATTTCTAAACCTGTCAGTATCAATAAAAAAAGAGTCATACAAGTCAGGAACGTCGTTAGGAGAAAAGAGGGTAATGTTACCTCCTGTGAGAAGTCTTTCATACATCACCTTATTAAATTGGACACCATAGTCCAAGCCACGAATACGATTGTCTTCTGTACCCTTGTTGTTCTTCAGTACCAGTAGGTCTTCAACCTCCAAATGCCAAATAGGATAATAAAGAGTTGCTGCACCGCCTCTGACACCGCCCTGTGAACAAGACTTAACCGCACTCTGGAAGTGTTTGTAAAAGGGTATAACGCCAGTATGCGTAGTATCGCCAGAGCGAATAGGAGAGCCGATAGCACGAATACGACCAGCGTTAATACCAATGCCAGCTTTCTGAGAAACATACTTAACGATAGAGGAAGCTGTCGCATTAATTGAATCAAGAGAGTCATCTGATTCGATAAGTACACACGAACTGAATTGCTTTTGAGGGCTACGGAGACCTGCCATAATAGGAGTCGGCAACGAAATTTCAAAAGTAGATGTTGCATCGTATAAATCCCTAACCCATTTTAGCCTTGTTTCTTTTGGATAGTTGCGGAAAAGAACCATTGCAATAAGCATGTAACAGAACTGAGGTGTTTCGTACACCTGTCCTGTTGAACGGTTCTTGATTAGATACTTGCCACGAAACTGCTCCATACCGACATAAGCGATTGAGAAGTCTCGCTTGTGATCAATGTAGCTATTAAGAGTAGCAAGATCAGCAGCAGAATACCATTCTTTAATATTACTGTCATAATATCCTGCGCTAACAACATTATCAATATGAACACTAAGATTAGGAACATTATAATCTCCGTAAACCTGCTTTCTGATATGATAATTAATGAGACGACCAGCAACATACTGATACCCAGGAGTGTCCTCACTGATAAGATCAGCAGCTGCCTTGATCAAAGTCTCTTGAATGTCTGTAGTCTTAATACCATCGTAAAACTGAATATGCGACTTGAGTTCAATTTCTGATTCAGATACAGCATTGATACCTTCACAAGCCCATGCTACCACTTTGTGGAATTTATTCAGATCAAGGTGTTCTCGTTTACCGTTTCTTTTTGTTACTTGAATACTCGCCATCATTTTTATTCTCCTATACCTAAATAATACTATATATACTTCATTTTGTCAATGATAATTTTGATTTTATTATGTAATAATTACAAACATAAGGAAAGTCAAATGATACCTTTAGACCCAAATAAAGCTGCAAAACTTGGCGAATCATGGGGCAAAACTGTAACCAATTCTATATTTGGGATCGTCGATGTTGTAGATAAAGCCAAAGCTAAACAAGTCCATATTAACGCTGTTAACGAAGCCAACAAAGGCGCTTTGGATCACAATAAAAAAGTATCCGATCAAACTAAAATCCTAAAACAAATGGCTATAGATGAAGAAGCTAAAGCCCAAGAAATTGCTATGTTACAGGCTATGAGCCCAAAACAACGTGATGAATATTATAAAGCTAAAATTGCAGCAGGAAAAGCTAAAGCTAAAAAAGAATTAGAAGAAGCAGAAGCTGCTGCTGAAACTGCTGCTATTATACAATTATTTTCATTGATATTTATTGGTGTTCCATTAATCATTTATTTTTTCTTGTTTTTTACGGTAACTATTTTTGCATATACAGATCGAGCTTCATACAGAGAATTAGCTAAATTTGTACCGTTCGCAACATCTGTATACGGAAAATACTAATGGCCGATCATGATTACGAATCTTATCCATGGTTAATTGAATTTGACAAAAAAACTGATAAACAAAAAATGGATATTATTGTTTATCAGCTCAAACACTTAGAAAGTTTAATTGGAACATTATCTGTTATTATAATGTTTAGTATATGTGTATTTATTGTTCTTTTTGGCATGTCTATAATTGGTGGGAATATAAATATCAGTTCATTAATATCAATAATAAAATAAGAGGCAGAAAATGTCTGAAGAAAAAAAACTATCTCGTTCTGAAAGAGAAGCTAGTATAAAAGATAAAGCTGGATTTGTTATAAGTGTTTTTGCATTATTTCTTGCATTCAATACATATATTGGTAATGGTTTAAGTGGATTAATATTAACCAATACTATAAAAGCCAATGATACTTGGTCGTTTTACCAGGCTAAATCAATCAAACAAACGATGAATGAAACGGCTGCAGATGAAGCTGAATCTCGTGGTGATAGAGAAAAAGCCAATAAATATAGAGCAACAGCAATCAGATACGAATCTGAACCATCAACTGGTGAAGGTAAAAAAGAGTTAATGGCAAGAGCTATTGGTCTTGAGGCAGAAAGAGATTTAGCAAAACAAAAATCTCCATGGATTTCAATTGCAGGTTCGACAATGCAACTTGCTATTGTTCTTATATCAGCATCAATTATAGCTGTAAGCTCATTAATGTTTTGGAGTAGTTTTGGTGTAATGGCAATTGGTATTTTTCTTATGGTTCAAGGATTATTTTTGTTTTTTTAATTAAGGATATATTATGTTACCAGCTCTTAAAAATGTAAAATTTGATAATATTGAATATATTTTATTTGATACGAATGATTTAATTTCTCGATGTCTTTGTCAAAATGGTGATTGGGATAAACACATATTAAATTTGCTAAAACAGTTTTATGAAAATGAAGAAGCACCAATAATTTTAGATATTGGTGCTAACTTTGGCGCTTATACATTACCAATTGCAAAAAATATTCAGGAGCGTGGTGGGACTGTAGTATCATTCGAACCACAAAGAATTGTTTATTATCAACTTTGCAGCAATGTGATGTTGAATCGTTTAGATAATTGTTATCTTTATAATCAAGCCGTTGGTGATTATGATGGAATAATAGATTTGCCAGATATCGATTACAATACTATTGAAAATATTGGTGCTTTTTCATTTAATAAAGAATATAGAGAGAAGCATGGTATCGAACAATCTATGGCATTAACTAGATCTTCTGTACCTATTATAACGTTAAATTCATTAGAATTTTCTAAACCACCTGCATTAATTAAAATTGATGTAGAAGGTTATGAACTGAATGTAATCAAAGGCGGAATAAATTTTCTTGAAAAATATAATTATCCAACACTTTCATTCGAAGCTTGGAACGATGATTGGTTTAAAACAGAAAAAGAAAATTTGATGCAAACTATACAAAATTTAGGTTATGAAATTTACAATGTATATAATGACGATTATATAGCTATACATATAAATAAAGGATATTAACAATGGATATAATAAAACTTTTCACATATACAGTATATGCATTTGTAATAATGTCTTTTGGTCTTGTGTTATTAGCTGGATATTCAGTAACACATGGAGGTTAAATATCTAGTGCATCCTTAAGAGATGGAAATGCAGCGGTAATCTCATTCCATGCTTCGCGAGCAATTTCACGATGTTCCTTCTGAGTACCTTCAGTCATCCTAAGATTGCAGTAATGTATCCAGCTACGTAAGCTACCAGCCATATACATACGAGACATAATGAGTCCTTCAGGGAGAACTGCCCGTGCCTGTTCCTTGGCAATGCCGTTATCGATAGCCCACTGGTAGGCATATTTTGTTTTTTCAATGAGGGTTTCTTGGATAAATCCCCAGTCTGATTGTAGTGTTTCATCGGAAGTTTCGATGGAATTTTGGCGATTGGCTGTATCTTGCAAACGGGCTTCACGAGCGACGAAGCCCATATCTTTGGTTGGATCCGCATAGCGTTGACTAAACTCCTGAAAGGCGAAGGAACGATGACGAAGGATTTGGCGTCCAATGTCACGAGTCGTATTGATCTCCATAACCACATTGACCATCTCGAAAGGCG